AGATTAGCCCTGCTCAGCTGAAAAGCTGGGAAAAACAAGCAGGGGTTGTTGGTGATAACGTCCAAATCCTGAATCAGGTGAACGATGTTCTCAGTCTGCAAACGGAAATAATCGACCAGAACACCGCTTCTACTAACGAGAACAATGTTTCAAAGGGCGGCTTTAGCTCTGCCGGAAAAACCTACCTCGAAACCCTCCAGAAGCAGCTAGCCAAACTCCAAGACAACAACGATGCGGTCAAAGAAGCCAACCGGTACATTGCCGAGCACGCCGATCTGACCGAGGCCGACAAGGCCGCAATTCTCTCGGCCGCAAGCGCGAAGAAAGCCCAGGAGCAGGCAAACAAGGATGCTGCAAAAGCCATCCGCGACTCCAACAAGGCATACACCGAAAGCGCCGGCAACAAGGCACTTGACGATGCGCGCAAGCAGTACGCCGTTCTGGTAGAGCAGAAGTCACTTATCACCGCTCAGGCCGGCGAGTCGAACAAGCTTGGCACTGCTGCCAGAGAGCTCATCAAGTGGGAGCAAGAGCTCGCTGACATCAAGGGCAAGAAAACGCTTACAGCGGATCAAAAGTCACTGCTGGCAAGCCAGGAGCTGATTACCGCGCAACTGAGGCGGAATGCGGCCCTTGAGAAGGAGAACCAACTCACCAGCGTCAGGCTAGAGAACGAGGCAAAGCTCCTAGCCTTTACGGAGAGCTTGAAGTCGGAAACAGACCTTGCGCGCCAGGGTCAGGAAGCCGAACTGGCGGGTGCCGGGCAAAGTGATAGGACTCGGAAGCGGCTCCAGGATGACCTGAAGATCCAGCAGGATTATCAGAAGAAGCTGGAAAAGCTGACCTACGACTACAACAAAATCAAGAACCCGACGTCCGAGGACACAGACCTCTACAAGGGCGAGACCGAGGCCCTGCGCGCGGCCCTTGCCACGCGGATGGTCGATCAGCAGAACTACTACGCCGCGCAAGATGCGATGCGTGGCGATTGGCTGATCGGCGTGTCGGAGTCGTGGCAGAACTACGTCGATATCGCGACCAACTATAACGAGCAAGCCAGGGCGGCTACCGAGTCGATCCTTGGCGACACCACCTCGTCGATCTCCAGCAGTATCCAGGGGATCATCAAGGGCACGGAAAGCCTGGGGGATGCGTTCGGCAACCTGGCGGGCACCATCGCCAACTCGATGCTCAGTGCATTCGCGGACATCACCGCCAGGTTCCTGGTCATGCAGGCGCTGAAGGCGGCCGGGATCACCGCCGAGACCGGCTTGGTGGTTAAAAGTGAAGCCGTCAAAGCTGGGGCCAAGGTCGCTGCAGACGGTGTTGCCGAGGCCTCCACGCTGTCGACCATTGCCACCACCCTGGCGGCGAACACAGCAGCGGCCATCGAAACCCTGGCGTCCTGGGCGCCGGCTGCGCTCGTCGCGTCGATCGGTTCCTTCGGTGCGGCGGCGGTGGTCGGCGGTACCGCGCTCATTGCTGCCTATGCGCTGATCAAAGGCATGAGCGGCGGGTTTGCTGAGGGCGGTTACACCGGTGCAGGTGGGAAATACGATCCAGCAGGGGTAGTGCACAAGGGTGAGATCGTTTGGTCCCAGGCGGACATCCGTCGATTCGGCGGTGTGTCTGCGGTCGAGGCGCTTCGCACCGGCAACGTCACGCCGATCACTTCGGCGCGCATTGCCGGCGGCTCCCAGTCCGGAACCAGCAGCGCGGCTGGAATCCAGCAAAACATCAACGTCCATAACTACTCCAGCGCACAGGTTGAGCAGCGCCGCATGCCTAACGGAGACATCGATTTCATTATCCGAGAGGCAACCGACCGGGCAGTGCAAGAGGTAGCTGGGCAGTTCTCCTCTGGCTACGGCGATGTTGTTGACTCCTATGAAGGCGCCTACGGATCGCGGCGTTCTGGCTCCTAATGAGGAATGGCAATGATTCAATACCCGGCAGAATTGCCACTTCCTCTGCAGGAGGGGTATGGCCTGAGCACGGTTGATCCGATGCGGTCTACGCAGATGGTCACCGGGCGGTCGCGGTACCGACGGGTAACCAGCAATCCTCCGGCCTCCGCTCAGTTCACATTCAACTTCAGCCAGGAAGAGGCTGCGCTGTTCGAGGGGTGGTACACCTGGGCTCTGAACCTTGGCGTCGAGTGGTTCGAGATGCCGCTTCAGACGCCGCTGGGAATTCAGGTGCACCTGGTCCACTTCAAGGGCATATACACCGGCGGGGAACTGGCGCAAATCAAACGCTGGCGGTTCTCTGCTCGCTTGGAGTTCAAGAAACGGCCGGTCTACACCGAGGACCAGTACCTCGGCGCCTACCTGGGCATGCCGCTCGACCAGTTCAACGCCGGCCTGCAATCCATCCTTGAGAAATGGCATACGGATTACTTCGGATGAGCCTGATAGAAGAGTGCTACGCCTCGGGGCGCGGGGAGCTGGTGGATACGATCGAGGCGCGGAAGGAGGGCGGCACGGTCTCGCACTGCTACTGCTCGGGCTGGGAAGACCTGGTGTGCATCACCGAAGACGGCCGCACGCTGACCTTCGTCGCAATGGCCATGGACCTGGCCCTGCCCAAGAACGACAACAGCGCGTTCCAGAACCTGGTGCTGGGCCTGGACAACGTCACGGGCGAGGTGCAGGAGGTCGTTGAGGAAGCCAAGGCAGCCGATGACCGCTTCATCATCACCTTTCGGCGCTACCTGGCCGAAGACCTGACGTTCCCGCAAGAGCGGTACCGCATGACGCTGCTCAGCCGGGAATATGAAGACGACGTGGCCAAGCTCACCGCCGGTTTCTTCGACCTGCTCAACACCAACGGTCTGCGCACCGTGCTGACCACCACCCTGGCACCTGGCCTCAAGTACCTCTAACCATGATCGAGAAATTCATGCGCGCCCCGTACCGCGAGGGTGCACGGGGGCCTATTGCCTTCGATTGCTGGGGGCTGTGCATCGCGGTGCGCCACGAGGTATTCGGCCTGCCGCTGCTGCCCAGCTTGGGCGCCGTGGGCAAGAACAAACTCAGGGCTAACACCGAGGCCTATCACGATCTGCGCCAGGGCATGGAGGAGTGCGCCCCAGAGCCCGGAGCCATTGCTGCCGTGTTCCGCGGCGCGCTGTGCCTGCACGTCGGCGTGGTGGTGGAAAGCGAGGGAAGGCTGAAGGTGTTGGACACTAACCCCGGCGGCGCCTGCCTCCGGACAACCGGCGAGTTCGAAGCCGCTCACCCCAAGGTGGTCTATTACCGTGATCGAGTTCTATCCGAACAAGCTGAGTGACACGGCGCCGCTCGGCACCTGGAAGACCGACCGCCGCATGTCCATTGAGGAGTGGCTGAAGTCCCTTGCCCCGTCCTATGAGCGCCGGGAAAGCCCGCCAATCAGCGTGGTGCTGAACGATGAGGTGATCGAGCAGCATCTGTGGCACAAGGTGAAGTTCAAGCCTGCCGACCTTCTGCAGATCTACCGCGAGCCGAAAGGCACCGACCCGTTTTCCATCACCTTCGCGCTGTTCAAAGGCGCCAAAGCGGTGCTGAAGTCGATCATGCCCAAGATGCCAGGCATGCCATCCAGCGCAGGTACTCAGCAGGGTGACCCACTGACAGAGGCCAGCGCCAAGGGCAACAAGGTCAAGCTGGGAGAGCCAGTGCGCCAGATCGCCGGGCACCAGCGGGTCTATCCGTCGTACCTGACCCAGCCCCGCCGGGCGCACGTCGCCCCGCGTGACCAGCGCGTGGAAATGCTGCTGTACATCGGCGAAGGCGAGTACGAGGTACCGCTGGCCAAGGTCAAGGTAGGCGAAACCCCGCTGATCTCTCTGGGATCCGATGCAACGTTCACGATTTACCCGCCAGGCGCTGATCTGTCGGGCGACCCGGCCCACATCAACTGGTTCAACGTTCCTGAGGTAGGGGCAAGCTCCAGTGGCTCAGCCGGCCTGGAACTGACCATGGCCACCGACCTCACCAGGTCGGCCACGGCTTCGGCGTACCAGTTCGTCGGCGATACGATCAGCGTGCCGGCCGGCTCGGGCCAGTTCCCGGCCGACTGGTCGAACGGAATCATCGTCCGTGTGCTTGCACCGTACACCTACACGGTGATCGACGGTGGTGCAGGCCGCGACATCATCCGTGGGCCGCTGGAAATGCTGAATCCCACGGCTGGGATGCTCATCGAGGTGGCCGGGGCGAATGCTGGCTTGTACGTCGTGCACAGCTACACACCATACAGCCCAGCAGTGCCGGCCAACCCTGGAGCCGCTTCTACGCTCACTGGCTCAGCCGCACCGAGCCGGTATGACTTCGACGTCACGTCACTGAGCTTTAGCCTGGTACGGGGCGCGTCCACCTACCCAGTGACGCTGAACACCGCCACAACCGATCTCGCGGACCTGGTATCTGCACTGAATACCCAGCTCAGCGGGACGCCATTCCAGGCGCAGCAGAGCAGCGGTATGGTGCGGTTCGTTGAGCTAACGCCGTTCGCCGGCCAGGCCATCACGGCCACCGGCGCATCAACCATCTTGGGCTCATCGCCCGTCGGCGTGACCGGCACGGCAACTACCAGTGCAATACCCGAGCAGCCAGCGGAAATGACGCTGGACTACGACGGTGGCTCCCCTGTGGTGGGCCTCGCTCTGGGCCAAGGCCTGGCCACCATCGGGCCGCGCGGGCTGCGGTACCGGATCACGGCCTTCAGCACGAGCTTGCTCGAGGTTGAGCGCCTGACCTCGTCCGGATCGACCGACGCCGGCTGGCCCGGATTCAACGCCATGCAGACCGTGAACGGCCTCATCACGCTGGACGCTTCGAACCTGCAGGGCGGCTACCGTGGGCCATTCGCCTGCTGCCCGGACAACGAGAAGGTCATCGAGCTTGAGTGGTCGGTAACCTACGCCAACGGCCTGTGCGGCATCGGGCGGGAAGGCCAGATTTACGAGATTCCTACCTACTATGTCTTCGAATACCGAGACATGGATGTGGCTGGAGCCTGGACCGTTCTCGAGCAGGTCAACTGGGGTGGCTCACTGGACGCACAGGGGTTCACTGGCCGCGTTGCACTTCCCTATGCGATGCGTGCAGAGGCCAGGGTGCGAAAGCTCTACAAGGACCGGCCCGGCCGTATCAACGATGAAGCGCGGGATGACGCCACCTGGACGGACATGCGCGGGCGGATGCAGAACTCGCCCACCAGATACCCCGGCCTTACGGTTATCACCTGCAACATCCGCGGCGGTGACCGGCTTTCTGCGCAGTCGGAGAGCCAAGTCAGCGTAGAGGCTACCCGCATCCTGCCGCTCATGGAGGGCGGTACCGGACCAACCCGCGACATCGTGCCGTGGTGCATCTACCAGCTGAAGCAGCGAGGGTACACGGACGACGACCTGGATCTGCCCGAGTGGCAGGCCTTCCACAACACCTGCGTGGCACGCGGCGACACCTACGACGAGACGCTGGAGTCG